GTTTAGCATTATACTCTCCATCTCCCTCTTTCTGTGCTTGTTTTTCGGCAGCCATGCGTGCTTTCTTCTCAGCGGCTAAACGGGCTTTGAGTTGAGCGGGAGTTTCAGAAACAGGAGCTTTGTCTTTTGATGCTGTTTGAGTAGTGGCAGATCCAAATTTTACTTCAGCATCTTTCTGAATTTCGTTGTATAATTCTTTGGCTTGTTGTGCTTTTTTCAGTAGGTTCTTTAGTTCGTTATCCGTAGTTGTAGTCGTTCCTCCGAACTGTCCATTTGATTGGTAAACAGTTTCGTCAAATATCTTTGAAAACGAATCACTAACATGACCACCTTGTTGAATTACACCTTTCAGCTTGGCAAATAATTCAAGTGATTGCTTGCTATCTTTCCCAAACTTGGCGTCAATAAGCTTTTTCATTTTTTCGCTTATATCTCCCTGAGTAGAGGCCAAATCATTTGAAGCATCAGCAGTGGCCGTTGTCATAGCTCTTGCACGTGCCGATTTAATTATTTCCTCTGTAATGGTTCGCTGAGCAAGTGCAACGTTATTCAAAGCCGTTTTTTCATCGCCTAATCCTTTTAGATATTGGCCGTATTGCGACATAATAGCATCCTTGGCACTCTTGTACTCCTCAGTGCCTGTTTTGGCTGCTTTGAGCCTAGCAAATAGCGTATCGACCTGTATTACTTCACCACGGATAGACGTTTCTGTATTTTTAGCCGTTTCGTTTAGTTTTTCATGGGCTTTTTGTGCTTCTGTTGTACGTGTAGCTAAATAATAAATTCCTCCGGCCAATGCAGCTATCGCAACTGCAGCAGCAACGTAAGGGTTAGTAAGCATTGTTTTGTTGAGTAAACTTTGAGCAGCTGTACGAACTTCCAATGCTGATATTTCGGCAATTTCGGAGGCGGTAAGCGTTACGTTTGCAGCAATAAGTCCACCATTAGCAGCAACGGCCAACGCTTTGTTGGCAATGCTTACCTGTTCGGCTACATTGGCAATGATAAGCCCGGCTCTGTACGCTCCATAAGTACCAACTAGGCCAATAATTACTTTACCTACTGTTTCGTAGTTCTCAATGAGTAATGAACCCATACCTACAGCATCATAAAGTACACCTTTGTTAGCTGTACCCATTTCGTTATACATCATTGCTAGTTTATCCTCAAGGTTAGAAATCTCACCTGTGAGGCTTTCGGATATTTTCGCATTTGCTCCGGTAACACCTTTCAAGTCACCAAGAGAAAGGATATACTTTTGAATTGCTGAGTTGGTGTTATCAACTGTAGTTTGTTGTTCTTTGAACGAGAATGTAACTTTATCACCATTGGCCGATGCTTTGATACCAAACTCTTTCAATCGTTCGAACTGTCCGGTTTGTGCGTCGAGAAGCGCTTCTGCAAGTTGGTCGAATGATTTACCGGTGGAGCTGGCAAGGTCGCCAAGTTTTACAAGTTCTTCACGAGTTGGAACAAAGCCCTGGTTAGCCATTTTTATAAAGGCAGCTGTCACCTCATCCAATTGAAATGGAGTTGTAGCAGCAAACTGAGCTATCATGTCAAGCGCATCGTTTCCGGCATCGTTTCCAAGCGTATTGCGAAGTACGATTCCGAACTTCTCAAACTTGGCTGTAGTATCAAGAATATCCTTTCCTAGCATACCGAGCGCAGCGGTACCACCAATAGCACCGAGCGCAGTACCTACACCGACAAAACTATCTTTCATTTTATCGCCCTCTTTAACGGCATCTGTGCTAAAGCTCTTGATTATATTTGAGGCTTCTTTTGCGTCATTTCGTAGCCCGGAATTGTCTATTCCACTGGCGAAAAACAATGCTCCATCTTGATTTTGTATACCCATTTTTCAGCGTTTATACTAAAATATAATTGCACAAAAAAAGTCCTCGTTTCACAACGAAGACTTTTTTTGTGCAATTTAAACTCAAACTATGAAATCACACATCATTTTTGACAAAATCATCATTCAAATAACCACTAATTTTATATCGTATCGGCTTACCGTAATCATTCAATGATAGAATACTGTATTTGTTTAAGCCAATTTTACTGTAACTACATAAACCATAATCAGGGTTTCGATAGGCATCGACAAAGGCAATTTTTTGCACAATAAGCTTTTCGAATGGCATGATATCGGTCTGTACTTGCACTACCTGAGTAGTAAGGTTAGAAACGATAGCGTTTGCCTGAATTTGGTAATCATGTTGCTGTACTCCGAAAATCTGCAACTGGTCTGTTTGGTGGTAAGTACCACTCGCATTCGTAGCCATGAATCCAATCAGCGCTACGCAAATCAATAAAAATCTTTTCATAAATTTTTGTTTTAAATGAATAATAGAAAATTCAATAAGTTACTATGGACTTTAAAATATAAACGTTTACAGTTTGTCTGCATGTTGGCAGTATTTCTGCGGGGATTCCTATTCGGTTACGTTTACCGAAAATAATATCCAGTTAGCTTAAGTGATCAGCTTCAACTAAACTTCAACTACTTTCAAAATCCCCTTTCTCTTTTGGTTTGAGCCTCTTAACGGATTCGAACCGCCGACCTACTCAATGATGATACAAGGGCATTTTATGCAGATTGTACCGCTCATTGAATTGCTCTACCAACTGAGCTAAAAAGGCAACTACAAATAAAAATATAAATCAAAAACACGTTTACTTCATTATCAAAATAGCACCGACCGCACCAACTACACCATACACCCACTTCTCAGCCTTTTTGAAGATGCTTTCTTTCTTGTTGAGAGCTTTATTTTGTACGGCAATAGTATTATCCTTTGTAGCAATCAATCGCACTTTACTCGCGATAATGGTATCTTTAATTACAATTTGCTGCTCACCCAAGTACAATCGCCGGCTGTAGCTTTCTGCCTCAATGTTTAGATTTAGATTTGTGCTGTCAAGTGCAACATTTTCAGACCTTAGCGAATCATTAGCTTGCCTGTATGCATCTAAAAACGGTTTGCAATCTTCACCAGCGTACTGTGCCAAGCTGTCAGCTCTATTTTTCTGTTTAGTCGCAGAAATTCCACGCTTATTTGCGATTTGCTCCCAATACACTGCACTGGTTCGTGCGGCAACTGTTTTCTTTGCCTCTTGGGCTTTCACGCTGTCAATCTCAGCGTTTTTCTTCCAAAGTTCAGCCGTTTGTACAGAATCAACTATAGAAGCTCTGAAATCGGCTGCAATGGCGTTATCTACTTTTGCCGTTACTTTGGCTTTAGAGCAACTATCCATGTGAATAGTGCCGAATCCAATTGCAAATGCAATTACGAATAGTGCGCCAATAATTATTTTTGTCTTGTAGGCGTTGAATAAATTCTTCATGATTATTTATCTTTTAAAAATTCAGTAACTAAATCAATTGCTTTCCCGATCTCTTTAGGGTCAGGATGTTCCATTTCAGCGCCACGTCTCCAATTATTGTAATTAATCAGTATTTCTCTGGCTTGTTGAATTGTCATACGTTCAAATTTTTAAGCAGTTTTACAATACGTTCGTCAGGATAAAGATCCGATTTATCAGCTCTAAAGTTGGAATGAGAATATACGCCAGAAATACCTTGCAATGCATCAAAACTAACATCGAAATTGCCGTCCTTAAGTCCATTATTTTCAATGCCGTTAGCTTTCATGAGAATAGGAAGCAACTCGGCTAATGCTTGAATTTGAGCAAACGAATAGCGTTGAAAGTATTTAAACCCTCTCCAATTGCATTTCACCACTTCAAGTGTGTTGCTGATCGGTTTTCCGTAGGCATTGAAATACACACCGTCCTTTTCGGTAAGCCCGCCCCAACAATCCAATTCAATACCAATCGAATGCTTATTAAGTAGCAGATTACGTTCTGCAAAATCCTCAAATTTCATTTTCTTCAAATCGGCTTCTTTTACGCCAAGGTGATGCGCCCATTGATTTGATGGAAAGCACTTGTTTATAGTTCCGTCAATGCCAATTATAGCATAGGTAGCAATGCGAGCTGTATCTGATTTCCACGAGTCCATATCACCAATGGCCGACTCCGGGTTACTTACAGTATGGTGCAATACGATTTGATTTTTTACCTCAACTACTGGGTAGTACTGACTTTTGTCAATAGGTGTTTCTTTGATTTTCATGATTATTCTTTGGTTAGTTTGGCAGTTCCGGCTATTGCTACACACGCTGCAACGACATAGCCAAGTACACTGATTAGGGTTTGATTGAGGTTGAGCGACATGGTGCCGTTAGTGACAAGTACTGCAGCAGCAGAACCCCCAACCGAAAGCGCATAGTCTTTCAACTTTTTGAAGAAAGCGGGCGATTTTGCTTTCCAACGTTCTATAAAAATGTTAGTTTTTTTCATTTTTCAATCCGATATATTGTTTTAAACTAGAAAATATCTGTGTTGTAAGCACTTCGTATATCAATGATATGGGTTGCGACTTCGGCCAATACAGTTTTGCGTTCCGAAATGTATTTGTGAGATAGTAGTAAGAAACTACATAGGTAATGGCATTAATTCCTTTCTTCCCTAGCCATTCGTCACCCATAAGTCGTGGAATAAGGTAAATAAATAGGGCTGCCATCCCGAAAAAGCCAATTTGTTTAATCGAATCAAAAGCCTTCGTAATACTAAACTCTGTGTTATTCGCTTTTTTATCGGTTTTCATTCCCATTAAGAAATTTCCTAACCACGATATAAAAAGGACTATGAAAACATAATATATCGGACTAATTATAGCTAATGCTGTTATCCACACCGAATACAGAAAGGATTTTAATACGTTATCCCAGTACAGATCGAGGTTCATAGGCGTTTACAACTTAAAAGGTGAATTTATTTTACTTTAAAATATAGTTTCTCATTTTTTTTGAATATATTTTACTTGAAAATCAATCTATGAGTGTACAATTTCTTTTTCAACTGGAAGCCGATACGATTACCGAAAAGCCGGTGCGTATTCCTTTCGATTTTCCCGACAAATCGAGCGTCCCTGAAGGGCAAGTAATCGATGATATTATAACTATCAATCCACTAACCACCCGCACATGGTTCGCCATCAAACCGCTGATACTGCGAATTGAAAAAGAAGATTTTGAAGCGTTGCTGGAAGCGGAAGGAAAGGTTATCCCGGAGTATGATTTAATTCAGCTAATGGCAAAATATGACGAACTACTATTTGATATTATCTGCATTGGCATACACAATAAAAAAACGGATCCACCGGCATGGTTTCGGGAAGTGCTGAAAGACAATAGTATTTGGAAGGATATTTATATTTTGCTGAATGCCGTATTGTACCGGGTCGGTTACAACCCTTTTTACAACTCTATCACGACATTGAGGAACGTGAGTCCATTGACAGAGCCGGAGTTAATAGCCGCTCAAAAAAACCTCGAAAGCTGGACCAACCAGTAAGTATGTTTATGTTTTTAGTGAACTGTAACGAAGCATTTGGATATACCCATGAACAAACGTTGGATAGCAGTTACTCACTTCTTCAGTGTATGTTGTCAGAATATAGCTACATGTGGAACGAACGCAATGCCGACACTAATACTGAAAATGGAGAAATAGAAGGCAAAGACTTTGAATGGGTAGAGCTACCCGATTTCAATGATCCAACCAAAACGAATCGATACAAGAAATACAAAGATGTTGGTGGCCGAATAGGCAATTCCAATAACTAAAAAAATCCTCTGCAAATAGTTTGCAGAGTATTTTTTGTTTAATGATTTACGTTTACACTGCAGCCAACACTTCTCTCGAAAAAGCAGGCTTTACAATTCCAGCGGCTGTAATAGCAGCATTTTTGTACCAGCGCACTAAAAGTAATTCGGGTTTATCAGAACCCGGTGCTTGGCTAATCTTAGCCATTACCCTTGCGTTTACAATAGTATAAACGACTTTAGTACCTTTATGTACCTGAGTTTCGCATTGGAATGTTTTACTGATATCAGGAACAGTTGTAGGTTCGAACCAAATATCTTTTGGACTACCTTCTGTACCTGTATCATGGATTCCACCTGCTAAAATGGCAATTAAATCATTGCTTGGACTAACATAAGCGCACTCAATAAAATCGGTTGTGTCTTTTACAAACGTTGAATAGTAGGGGTCATTACTTCCCTCTTGATCAATCTTGACCTCTTTGGGGTCAGAAAAATTGAATACAACCGAACCTTTGAATGGTAATGGAAGATCGACTAAAGTAGTCGCTGCAACTCCATCTCCGGGAGTGCCATAACGCGTAGCAGCTACGCCCATGGCGATTGGTTTTACTTCTGGCATAATTTTTTATTTATCTGTTGAAATTAATACTCTTATATTGATACAATCAAATCCTTGTTTAGCTTCCGGTATCCTGGCACTGAATGATATTTCAGGCGATAAATACTTTCCACTAACATTGGTTAGGCCATCTAAGGCAGTTCGAACAGCACGCTTTACTGTTTTCATTTTAGCACGATCAACCATTCCATTATCGGCAAGCTTAATGAAGATATTGATGTTTACCGGAACTACGTTGATATAGTCAAGTTCATTGAACTGAAGATTGTTTATCACAATGTGATTAGTTGTTTCTCCAGTCTTA